CCACAAGGACGCGTGGATGAATTAAAAAAAGCTTTAGGTTCAGTGGCCAGCGCAGGGCAGTTACAACAATCACCCGTTCCCAGAGGGGGAAGCATAATTAAGGCCGAGTGGGTACAAATCGTGGATGTGTTGCCCAAACAATTTACATTCATTTTGCAGTCTTGGGACACAGCTTTTAAAACCGGAACTAAAAACGATTTTTCAGCGGGCACAACTTGGGGAATGTTAGACGGCAATGTGTACTTAATCGATTTGATTAAGCAAAAATTAGAGATGCATGATCTATTAAATGCGATTGAGGGCAATTTTGCGCGTTTTAATGCGCATAAGATGTTAATTGAAGATAAAGCTAGCGGTCAGAGTATTATTCAAGTTTTAAAGAGAAAATTTCCAGGTCAGATTATTGCTTCAAGAGTGGATGGAGATAAGGTGGCACGCTGTAACGCGGTAGCCCCAATGTTTGAAAGCGGCAAAGTGTTTGTTTTTAATGCACCGTGGACCAAAGATTATATAAAAAGTTTGACATCTTTCCCCAATGCGCAGCATGACGACGATGTCGACTCAACAACAATGGCGTTAGCGTATTTGCATAAAATACAAGGGAAAAACATTCAACAAATTAGGACGGACGTCTTTACACGGTGACCGTTAAAGTATAGTATTTCAAAAAAAGTGAGAGTAAAGGTTATGGATTTTATTCATTTTATGAAGTTGTATAGAAACAAAAAAGACCCTGAAATGTCAGAAAGGGCTTTTGTTTTAGCAATGTATCGTAAGGTTTTAGACGGTTCATATTATGATATTTTATCAGAGAGTTTCTCAACCGGAAATCAAGGCAGTGGAAATGCTGCTGTAAATATCTTAGAGCCCAACAAATATCACTTTACACAGTCCGTCGGGATGTCTCAGCGGCGTCCATCAGTGCGTTCTGCTCTATGTACTTTAGTTGTAGACGAAGCGGTTTCATTTGTTTTTGATGAAAACCACTTTCCTCGTATTAGTGCTGAAGATAAAGAATTAGAACAAGCTTTAAAAGATATTATCGAAGAATCTCAGCTTAATTTAGCAATGATTCAAGTAACTCGAGACGGTTCTGTTGGGAGTGCGGCATTGTTAGTAAAATTGATTCAAGGAAGATTTTATTTCGAATCGTTGTTAACTGAATATTGTACACCAATATTTGATCCAAACGCTCCTACAGAATTGCTTTCATTAGTTGAACAATCTAAAGTTTCAGGGGAAGAATTAATCGCGCAAGGATATAAAGATATCGATCCTAAAAAAATCTATTATTTTAGACGTGAATGGACGCGCGATGCAGAAATTGTATATAAACCATGGCTAGCCGCTAACGGTATGAAAATGCCTGGAATGGATTGGGCTGGGATGACATATGTGGCGTTTGAAAATGGTGTCGCGGCCGGGAAGGTTGATCAAAACGGAAATAAATTACCTACAAAAGAAGATGATTTGCAGATTGATATTGATCGCACATGCCAACATAACTTGGGATTTGTTCCAATAATCTGGACTAAGAATTTACCTGGTAATATTTTTGGAGTACAAGGAAATTCAATTGACGGTGGTTGCACATTTGCACGCGCGATTGATACCAATACAGAATTAGATTATCAACTATCACAATGCGGACGAGGCTTAAAATATTCAGCTGAACCATTGATGATGATTAAGGATGATTCACCGTATCAAGAAGGAGGGCAAATTGACAAATCTAGTGGGGGCGTTTTAGTTTTAAACGGAGAAAATGCAGACGCTAAAATGGTCGAAATCAACGGCGACGGATGTAAAGCAGTTTTAGAATATGCCAGCATATTACGTGAAATAGCCTTAGAAAATATTCATGGAAATAGGTCTTCACCGAAAAAATCCGCATTTAATGCGTCTGGAAAAGCGATGGAAATGTATAACCATCCGCTTATTTTATTAGCTGGACTCATGCGAATCAGTTACGGCGAAGGTATGTTAAAGCCAGTATTAAGCATGATGGCTAAAATGATGAAGAGAGAACCAGTTGTAATAAACAATCAACTCTACACCCCTAAATTTAATGAATATGCAACAATAAAATTAGTGTGGCCTCAGTGGTTTGATGTTACTCCTCAAGAGGAAGAAATGATTACACGGAATGTACGTGAAGCAAAAGACGCGCGATTAATTACCCAAAAAACCGCAGTAGCCCATTTAGCCGAACAATTCGGAATTGTTGATATAGAGCAAGAAATTAATGAAATTGAATTAGAGCAACAACAGTTTTTACAAGAAGAAAAACCGCAAATCAAAGAAACTATTAACGCATAGAGGTGCATACAATGTCTGAAGACACTCAACAAGTTGAAATAAGTGCTGAGGCACAACAAGAACTGAAGCCCGAAACAACGGCCGCTCCAGAAGCTAAGCCCGAAAAATCTCACGCCGAAAACAATGAACGTAAGTTTACGCCTGAAGAAGATGCGCTAAGAATTAAAGAATTGAGAGAAGAAAATAAACAACGTCGTTTGGAAAACAAACGCATTGAAAGCGCATTAACTGAAACTCAAAAACGATTACAAGATATCGAAGCAAAAACGCAAGAGCGGTTAATTACAGCTGAATTAAAAGTGGCCGCGCAAAAATACAAACTACGTGATTTCGGGGATGCTAAGAGTTTGGCAGATTTAAATGGCGTGAAAGTTTTAGAAAACGGTGATGTTGTTGGGGTTGACGAAGCGATCGCAGCGTTAAAAGATAAAAAGCCTTATTTATTCGATTTGGGCACCACTACAACAATTGGTAATGCACCAGCGCGTTCTAATGCGCAACCATCCAAAGATGTACGAAGTATGGACAGCTCAGAATTTAAAAAAGCGAAAGCTAACTTATTACGCGGTAATCGTTATTAATTCGCTATATGTTTTTTGGTATTGTATTTCTTAACTAATAAGATATACTGTAAATAATAAACGCTACCTGAAAAATATTTATGCAGAGGCATGTAATATTTAACCGAGTCTGAGGGCGAAGGGTTGGTAAAACAATCATTAACTTTGACGAGGATTTATTACAATGGCTATTGCAAATTTTCCAAGTAATTTAGCAGATATTATTCAGCTAGGATATTTAGAAAGAGAATTTAAAGAAGCGTTAGAACCCATTTTGGGCTATCGTGATGTTTCAACCCGTGAACCATTTTTAGTGCAAGTTGGTGAATCAATCACTAAATCACGCGCTAGCTTAATGCCGATTGGTTCGTTGTCTCCAATCAATCCAACTTCTAATACTCCCCTCGACAACGGATTAACAATACCGGCTGTGTGGAGTGTAGAACAATATATTCTCCCATTAAATCTGTATGGAAATCGCACCCCAGATTTAAACATAATTGCCGATAAAGTTGCTATTCAAAGCCAATTTTTAAAGAATGCTAAAAATTTAGGTATTCAAGCTTCTACTGAATTAGATATGCATGTTAGAAACTTATTATTAGACGCATACCTTGGCGGCAATACACGCGTGAGGGTTGCGCTTGCTGTTCCTAGCGCTACAATACAAGTCGATGACGTCCGCGGCTTTTTAAAGTCTTTTCCAACCGCATTCCCTGTCGCTGGTGCTGTAGCTTTCCCTGATACTACTTCTCCTAGTGCCACTCAAGATGTTTTAGTCGGCAGTACAGTATATACGTTAGAATCTACTCTTCCTGATGTAGTCAACGTTTCAACTGCAGCATCTGTCGGCGGTATCTCTGGTATTTTGACGTTTTCTTCTAACGTTTCTGTTGCCGATGCCGGTTTAGCTTCTCAAGTTATTTCAACTGTTGGTTCGCATATTGTTCGTCCAAACGGAAAAACAACTACTTTCCAATTAAGCACGGCTGATGTATTCACCATGGCTGAAATTCAAGCTGCGGTTGCTTACTTAGAATCAAATGCTGTTCCTAAAATTGACGGCTATTACAACTGTTATATCGATCCTTATTCTAAACAAGAAATTTTCAGCGATCCTAACTTCTTGTTATTGTTCCGTGGAACGATGTTTAAATCAGAAGAATATAGAAATTTAGTGCTAGTTGAAGGTTTAGGCGTTCGATTCATTCAAGTGAACACAGCCCCAATTCAATCTACATTTACGACTGCTTCTTCAGCAGTAGTTAATGTTCATCGTCCATTCATCTGCGGTGACGAAGTTGTGATCGAAGGTGATTTCTTGGGAATGGATAGCTATTTAGAACAAGCTAATGAATCTAACATAGGTCATGTAGTCGATAGCAAAGGCATTCATATGATTACACGTATGCCTTTAGATCGTCAATTAACCTTCATTTCACAAAGCTGGTTGTATGTGGGTGGTTTCGTGGTTCCAACAGATTACTTAACCAATCCTCAAGTAATCCCAACCGCAAGTAATGCATATTACAAACGCGGTGTATTTATAGAGCACGTATAATGAGCGAAAAAGAAACCAAAGTTAAAAACAAAAAGATTAAAGAAGATGACGCAGCAACAGAGGTTGTTGCGTCTACTCCTAAAGTCTATAAAGCAATCATTTTAGAAAACTTTAATTTTGCGCGAGCAATGGTACATTCTGGTTTGATTTCATTCCGCAGAGGCGCAGTGATTTATGACCAAATGTTAATTAAAGAACTGGAAATTGCAGAATGCCCGATTGAAAAAATTGAGGGGTAAAAATGGCCTTCACCGACGATCAAAAAGTTCAAATACGCAAGTATGCAGGCTACCCGGCGTTCGGTGGAGTTCCCATTCCTAACTTTGGTTTTCGATTCTTTCAAGCGTATGGGGATTTGGAATTTAGATTAGTTAACTTAGCTGCGGACGAAGAAGCAGAAGTTATCAATAATTTTCTTCCAAAACTCACATTGTTAGAAAGCGACATTTACGGGGTCCGGGACAATTCAGATACAAGCCAAGCGGCAGTTTGGTATCGTAATAAATTTGAATTGCGCGAACGAATCGCGAATTACACCCACTGGCGAAAATGGTTATGTAATTTTATTGGTTGCCAAATCGGTCCGAACATTCTCACCGACGTAGGCTATAGGATAATGGTGTAATGGCTGATGCTGCTTATATCCAAAGTAAAATTTATTATGGTTATGGAAAAGCTGCAACGCATTTAGGCCTAGATTATACGTTTTACCATCCTACTAACCCTATCGATCCCTTAAATGTTTTGAATGCAATTGGCACCTTAAAAGTGAGCTTAAACGTAGCTTGGTCGTATATGAAAGCGAACAAGTACGGAAATGCGATTTGGCAGACGGTTGCGGATGGGCGAGCTGCGCCGAACTCGGTAGGATTTACGATTGGCGACTATTTCCAAGGAACGAACTTAAACGGGGTAGTAGAAA